TATAAAAAAGGTGATATTATTGATTTACCACCTGAAAGAGCAAAATCAATTCCTTTTGTGAAAATCATTGAAGAAGAAAAAAAAGATGTAATTGAAAAAAATATTAAACATGCAAGGAATAAACAAATTAAAAAAGGTAAAAACAAATGATACTTACTCTTGCAGATTTTAAGACATATCTTGAAATAAATGATACAAATTCAGATACAAGATTGACAATGTTATTAGAAAATGCTTACAGTGAAGCGGAGAATTACACTGGCAGGGTTTTTGATAATGCTCCCTATACAGAATATCATAAATTCAGTTATACGCTTGACGGCTTTTATGTGGACAATATACCTATAACAGCGATAACATCAATTACAATACAAGAAACATCATTGACGGAAAATACTGATTTTTATTATGATGCCGATACTGGATTGATAAAATTAGTATCAACATGGACGCCTGATGATTGGCGTGATATAAAGGTAGTATATACCGCAGGATATACAACCGATACATTCCCAAATGATTTGAGAAGTGCAATATTCCAAATGGCAATAAACAATGATAGAGTGGCTGGGAATACGACAATATCAATAGATAGTCGATTGATCACTTATAAATCATCTAATATTTTTACAATATTGGATAGGTATAAAGCGTATGAAATATAATAACAATCAGAAACTTGTAATAGAAAATCTTAAAAAAATATTAAAAAAGGCACAGGTTCAAGATGTGAGCAAAGCATTATATAGAACAGCTATACGATATAAAGGATTTGTGCAAAGAAACTATTTATCGGGGCAATTGCTTAATGTG